GCAGATGTACTGTTGCCACTATCAAGAACAATGTTGTGATCATTAAGATTTACAGTCGTAGAGTTTACTGTTGTGGTTGTGCCTGATACAGTCAAGTCACCTGTAACTGTAAGATTATCTGCGACTGTAACCTCTGAGGTGCTGTGTCCTAATGTAATAGCTGTGCCTGATACTCCTGTACCAATAGATACAGACTCACTGCTGTTACCTGTGTCAACTACAAAGTAAGCATCTGACCCTTGTTTAATTGTAAAGGCAGTAGCTGAGTTATCAGATACAGCTACGTTAATATCTGTACCGTCAGCACTAATAGAGTCCAGTGCAATGTCACCAACGTTGGTAATGTTGTTATCACCAAAACTTACATTGTCACCAAATGTTTTGTTTGTTAGTGTGTCTGTGGTAGTTTTACCTACTAAAGTATCTGTGGTAGCAGGTAGTGTGAGTGTTATGTTTCCACTAAATGCTGAGTGAGCAGGAGCTTGTAGTTGAGCATAGTGTGCATTAGAAGACTCACAATAAAATCTAACATATGATTGTGCTCCAGAGTTTTTAATAGAGATAGCACCTGACTGCATATCAATACCGTTAGAGCCATCTATCCTAACAACACCTGAACCATTGGGTGTTAGTGTAATGTTACCGTTCGATACAGATACAATATCTTCTCCGTTAACATCAAGAGAACCCCCTAGTTGTGGTGTAGTATCTTCTACTACGTTAGCTATGCCTGATCCAGATACAGCTAAACCAGAAACTATAGTGCTACGTGTAATCTTTTTAAGTCCACCACCAGATGTATCTACAGCGAGAAATACGTCATCGTTAGCTACAGTGCTGATCTCAGATAAATCACCTACACCAGTAGGATTAAAGTTTGTACCGTCTGCAATCAACAAATGACCTGCAGTGTTAGTACCCATAGTGAGATCATCACCGCCAACGGTAAGATCACCTGTAAGTGTAAGGTTTCTTATACCAGTGTAGTCTTTGTTAGAATCAAGCACAACTGCTTTAGATGCAACGGCTGTACCTACAGCAGTACTACCTAAGTCAAGAGCGTTAAGTTCTCCAACAACTGCTGTTATGCCATCTAGTGTATTTATCTCTGCTGCTGTAGCATCAACTGCAGCTAGTTTAGTGAAGTCTGCTTGTACTAATCCTGATACACCATCTAGTAAGTTTAGTTCCGTAGCACTTGCTGTTACATTAGTGCCACCTATGTCAAGCGTAGTTACAGATAGTTCACCTGCAACTGTGGCAATACCGTCAGCGACAGTTATAAGATCCGTATCATCTGTATGCCCTATAGTAGAACCATTTATTACTACATCATCTATATCAAGAGAGCCGCCTGTAATTAATCCAGTAGTTGTAATAGTACTAGAGCCAGTGTCAATAGTGCCAAAACCTGATGTAATACTACCTGAGTTAAGTGCTCCTACTGTTGTTGCTGCAGTAGTAACTAAGTTAGGCATTGCCGTTATTTCATCATCAAAATATGCAGCCAGATCTGTAACAGCAACTTGTACCATTGTGCCGTTGTCGTTTAGTACAACACGATCTGCATCTGCTACAGTAGTAGAGGTAGCCGAAGTATCTCCATCTAGGATATTTATTTCAGCAGCCGTACTAGTTACACCATCAAGAATATTTAACTCTGCTGCAGTGCTTGTCACTCCATCTAAGATATTAAGCTCTGCTGCTGTTGAAGTTACCCCATCAAGAATATTAAGCTCTGCTGTAGTAGATGTAATGCCATCTAGTACGTTTAGCTCTATTCCAGTAGCTGTAACAGCAGTACCATCAATAGAAAGGGTATCTATTTCTGCTGTACCATCAATAAATATATTACGCCATTGTTGACTTGCAGAACCTAAGTCATAGGTATCATCGTCATCAGGTATAATGCTAGAGTCAACGTCAGCACCAAATACAACATTGTCAGAAGCGGAGTCACCAAGTGTTAGTGTACCACCATTAAATGTAGTAGTGCCTGTAACAGTAGCGTTACCTGCCACAGTAAGATTACCACCTACTGCTAAGTTACCTGATATATCTGCAGCACCATTGATGTCAATAGTGGTAGCTGCAATTTGTATTTCAGTGTCAGCAACAAGATCAAGCTGACCATCAGCACTAGAATTAATATAAATAGCAGTATCACGAAACTGTAACTTTTCTGTCGAAGCAACAAGTATATCATCAGAAAACTCAAAGTAGTCCTCGTCTTCCATCCATTTTATTACACCATCATTAGATTCGCCATCAAAGGTAAGTGTAATGTCTGTACCTGCAGTACCTGCACCAAAGGTTAAACTATGTCCTGCCATCGTACTAATAGGACCACCTTCTCCTGTTGTACCATCGTGTGTGTGTCCTGTACTAGCTGCAAAGGCTGCGAGAAGCTGATCAAACTCATCATTAGTGTCTGATGCTTGTATTACGTCACCCTCTGAGTATGTAGACTGTCTTGTATATGTAGCGCCCATTAACGTCTAGCTCCTAACTGATATTCTAATTGAAATCCCTTTAGTGAATATGGAGGAGACTCTCCATTGTCATCCACTCTTAATGCAACAGTAAAACCTGAACCTTCTACAGGCTGTCTTACAAGAGGTTGCGAACCACCCCCATAGACAAACTGTGTTGTAGATGACGCAGTAGTATATGTAGATACACCATACTGTGCTCCTACTGAAGCTGTGCTTAAACTATATGGTGCAGGTCTTGCCGCACCTGTTGACTCATTGTCATAACGTAAAAGTAAGTCAGCACTTAAAGCACCCTCTGGTGCATAGTTTAGTATAACTCTGTGCATTAACTTTCTAATCCCGACATCTCCGAAGTTTAAATCAGGACTTCTGTATCTTCCTTGTATTGCAGTACCATCAAAGTTATCCCCTTTTTCTTGTCTCATAATAAAACCATCAAAAGTACCGTGAATAACTTGTACATCACCCTCGTCTACAAATGTATCTGTGGTAGAGGGTTTTATACCTAAAGTTTCAGCAAACTCAAAGCCATCGCCCTTCATAACACATATTATACCTTTTGTTCTTTTTTGTACACGTCCATCTTTACTAAAAAATAATCTGTACTGTGTTTTATCTGGTAAAACAACACTTTCAAAAAGAGATGCATCTGATATTTGATCATCAAACAAAGACTGTACTTTTTTAGATATTGTTCCTAGCTCAACGTCACCAATCCTAGCAGTACCAGCAACAGTCCTTAAACCATCAGGACCAAGAAAGATTAGATCACCTGCAAATTCTTGAATCGTGTTGCCGTTAACACATCCGATATTTCTGGTTACAGGCTCAACTGCAAAAGAACTTAGACCACTGCCTGTAAGTTTAAATATTCTATTCTCGCAAAATATAAATAGGTTGTCACGAAATACTTTTAATCCTACAATTGTATCATCTACTTTGATAGTTCCAGCACCGTCTGATGCGTCAAAACCATCTTCGTCAAAAGGTTCGCTAAAAACTAACGTTTGCGGTGTAGCAGATTTACCTGCATAAAACATGTGATTTCTAAAAGCAGCAACAAATTTAGAACCTGATACTGAGCTTTCACTAACGTCTGTGGCGGTCATTGATGAGTTAAATACTACAGGAGCGTTAGTACCATCAACACAAATTAATTTATTGTTGCCGTCAAAATTAAATCTTTCAAAAGCGTACTTACCTGCACTAGTTCTGCCTGTATCTCTTTCAGTCCAACTTTCAGATACGGTATCTGTTTTTGCGTGGTTTGCTGCAGTTGTACTTGAGGTTGCTCTAGTTACACCTGTAAAGGTTCCAGATGTTATCCCTGTGTATGTAAATATTTCACTGTTTATTTGAAGCGTACCACTAGATGAAAAACCTGTTGTTGACTCTACTGAAATAGTTCCAGAGCCTGTCATGGCAGTAGTAGATACTATCTTCAGAGAAAGCTCTGTCGTACCTGCTGAAAATATTTTTTCGCCTCTGGCTGCAACTACCCTATCCGAAAATATAGTAGACATTAAAATCTTTTCACTAGAGGTATTGGTTTGAGGAACTATGTGATTAATGAACTTGCGAAAACCACTTATACGCCTGTATCCACCTTCAACATCAGGCTCAAAGTTTTGTAAAACTAATGCCTCTCCAGGTTGCATAAGAAAGGTGGACCTGTTTAAAACTAGTCCACCCTCGCAGTTAAATGCTGCTGGCTGTATTGTTGATGTATCTGGCATATTAAGATACTCTTAGTACTGGATTGTAAGTTGTGGTAGCACCACCCATTAATGTTGATCTCACATAATCGTACTTGTTTATTACAAGGGTTTGCATATTTTTTATACCCTGTTGAAATCTATCGAAGTTTACTTGATACTGTTGTATCTCTCCACGATACTGATACACATAAGCCACTGCACCATCTATTAGGACAGTTGCAAATCTATCTGGTATTGTGGTTGTGTCTGTAGCTGCAGATAAATCAGAAGGGAATGTAAAGTAATCAAATATTAATGTGTACTGCTTATCAGGAAAGGGATACAATATGTAATTGTTATCAGGTGTACGTACTATAAATCTAGGAACACCGCCTTTTGTAAACTGAGTCACTGTTGTGCTATTTGCTATGGCTGCTGCTGTGGTGCTGTTAGCACCTCTGGTACATCCTGTAAAGTCATTACCTGATATACCTGTATAAGTTATTTGCTCTCCACCTATAAATAAAGTTCCTGTAGAGTCAAACCCTGTGGTAGATGCAACTGTTATTGTAGTGACTCCTGCTGATAATCCATCTGTTGCATTAACAGTTGTAGAAGAAACATCATCTTCTTGTACAGCATAGTCTCTTGATATATACTCATTATAATTTAATTTAGTTAGACTATTACCTGCTGAAGTTAAATCTTCATCTTTTTTTATTCTTGCTGTGTTGTAGTCTATGTACTTTGTGCTTGTTGGAATAGTGTACTTAGCAACGCCAGGTGTAAGTGTAGAGGAGTTTGATGCATGATTGAAAGGATATGCAAACTCTCTCTGATTAATATATCTTATAGATTCATTGACAGCATTTTTACACTGTGTCTGTATACCTCTAGGACTCAAAAAGTTAGAGGCTGTGAGTTCTACCTCGTTCATCCTAACTAGTGTTTTATTTGTCAGTGTAAGAAACGTTTCTGCCATAAGTACTTCCTAATATGTGATAAGGGGGCCAGTTGCCCAGCCCCCAAAGTATTATGCTAGTAGATCACGATCTACTTCATTAGCAGATGAGGACTGTGTTACGTCATCCATCTGTACACAAACAGCGTATACACGTATGATACCACCAGTGATAGTTCCACCTGACGCATGAATCTCTACGTCAATAGTGTCTGCTGATGCAGTAAACACTGGTAAGTTAGAACATACACCTGAAGATGTAATCGCAGGAGTGTGATCTCCTACTGACGCACCGTCTAGGTCAAATGCCGTAGCAAAAATGTCTACGTCTGTTCCTGTGATACCAACATGGATAGAAGAGTCCGTAGTAGTACCTGCCATTGCAGTTACAACTTCAAAACCTGCATGTAGGATCAAAGTGTTTGCAGGAACAGCGATAGCTTCAATAATATCATTTGCCGCTAACGCAGTACCACCGTTTTGTAATATAGCATCTGCAAGATCTATATCATTCTGCAAAGTAACTAAGCTGCCACGAAGCTGCTTATTGCCAGTACCGCCATTGTTGGAAGTAGAGGCTGAGTTTGTGCTCATTGAAATAGTAGCCATTGTTCAATCTCCCTTCTTACGCTGC